TATTATCGAAAGTATATTGATATGGGTTATTTAATTTCGGGTGGAAGCCGAATTCATTTTGTTCGGGGTATTCTTTCGGTCTGAGTCCTTTTGTATTGAATGGTTCTAATGTGGGGTCATATGCTTGGGGCAATACGCTCTCCAAATATAATTGTTCGCTTTCTCCGTCCGCTTCATAAAAGGAAGGGTCATTAATTTCCATAAAATCAGCGTCTTCATTCATTCCATATGCTCCTTCAATTGTTTCACTCATTTTTATATATTAATTACATATTTATTTTTTTTTTGGTTTTCTTTTCTTTGGCGGTGGTGGTCTTCTGAAAAACTTACTATCCTTTATCGGGTGTCCCCCCCCTCGTGGTGTATGATTAATAGGTCGTAGATGAGGAAGCTGTTTTGGTTTTTGAGTATGAATCATATATACTATAAAAAGACAAAAAGACAAATATATTTAAAAATCTAAATCCATATTAAAATCTTCATTTGTCTTTTTTTTAGTTGATAAAGCATATTCAGAAACACGAGATTCAAAAAAGTTAGTCTTCGCTTCTAATCCTATCTGTTCCATAAATGCAAATGGATTTACAGAATTGTATATTTTTGGTATATGTAATTGTAAGCATAATCGGTCTGCTACAAACTCAATATATTGACTCATTAAATCTGAATTCATACCTATAAGACGACATGGTAAGGCTTCACATATAAAATGCTTTTCTAAATCTACCGCCTCTTTTATGATCTCAATTATTTTATTTAAACTTGGTTTTTTCTGTAATTTATGAAACAAGCATACAGCAGTTTCAACATGTAAAGCCTCATCTCTGCTAATTAGTTCATTACTGAATGTTAAACCTGTTAAATTAATTTTACGATTTTTTAACCAATATATAGAGCAAAATGCTCCCGAAAATTGTATTCCTTCCACACATGCAAAAGCAACAAGACGAGAACCATAACTGCGTTTTCTATCTCCTATCCATTTCATACCCCAGTCTGCCTTCATTTTTATTGAAGGGTAATTTTCAACAGCATTAAACAATTTGTCTTTTTCTTCTTTGTCTTTTATATAAGTATCTATAAGTAATGAATATGTTTCGCTGTGGATTTGTTCCATAAAAGTTTGGATTGAGTAACATGCTCGTGCCTCCGATAATTTCACTTCTTCTAAAAATCGCCCGACAATATTTTCCATAACAATTCCATCAGAAGCCGCAAAAAACGCCAAAATAGATTTTATAAAGTGTTTTTCGTCATCACTTAATTTTTCAAATATTTCTTTATCTTTTCCCATATCTATTTCTTCAACTCTCCAAAAACAGTCAAGTTGCTTACGGTATAAGTCATATAAATCTTGATGTTGTATTGGAAAAAAAGTATGGCGGTTGTTTTCTTCGGATAAAATAGGCTCACTCATAAGTGATATATTACAGAGATTTTATTAAACTTTATTTATAATATCTACGCCGATTTTACGGGAGTAATCTTTTACGCTCTCATTTAAAGTTGGTTTTCCCCATAATATAAACCACGACAGACTGGCGGGAGTTAATGGTATTTTATATGGATCTTTACGATGACGAGTTCTATAACTTGATCTGACCTTATCTCTCTCTCTTTTGTCTTTTATATAAAATTTAGATGATGGATTATTTATAAGGGTGTAATCACGATGAAACGCAGATCCAAAATGTATTTTCTTACCATCTGCCTCCAACATGTATTTTTTATCTTTACGAGTTGATTTTGATAATGTATAAGTCATATATATTACATATCTAAAAAGAATATTTCGTAATCTATATTATCCATATAAAAGACAAAATACAAAAAAAAATGGTAGTTATATTATTTTAGGAAAAATTATAATATTTTATAAGTTTATATAAAAATGCCTGATTACAATAAATCCGTTATTTATACTATAAAAAGTGGTGATGATATTTATGTCGGTTCAACTACAAATTTTAATGTTAGAAAAGGAGAGCATAAAACATCTCTAAAAAATGGACTGAAACGAAAAATATATGATGTAATTAGGAATAACGGGGGAGAGTGGAGTATGCAACCATATCAGTTATATCCATGTAAAAATAAAATGGAATTATGCATTCAAGAAGAAAAAATAAGACAAGAATTAGGGGCAACAATGAATATGTATAAAGCATATAGAACACCCGAAGAAAAATTAAATTATAATTCTGTAAAATGGAATCAGCATAAACATAAATATCCAAATAGTATCGAATGTAAATGCTGTGGTGGTAAGATTTACCCGAGAGCAATTGACCGACACCTTACCACGAAAAAGCATTTGAAACACTTTTTAGATGATGTAAATAAATATAAAATTATGATGCAAAAATGTCGTATGTTTTGGAAATATTAACTATTTCTTTCAACAGCAATTTTATAAATTTCTTCATCTTTTTCAATACCTATAAATTCACGATTTAGATTTTTACATGCTATACCTGTCCCACCGCTTCCCATCGTAGGATCTAAAACAACATCTCCTTCTCGTGTATAATATTTTATCAGCCACTCCATCAATGCTACTGGTTTTTGAGTGGCGTGTTTTCCTTTTTCGCTTTTTATTTCCATTATGGTATTTGGTAAGGGTGGATTATACCTGCTTTCTCCATTTTTTCTTTTTTCAAAATTAGCAATATCTATATTTCCATATAAAGTATTATGATTTGTTTCTACAACAACATTTTCTTCTTTTATGACGCTGTTTGGTAAAGGCGGGTCGTATTTTTGTTGGTGGTCTTCTTTATTTTTACTGATTTTAATTCGTCCATCTTTTCCACCACCATAAGCATTTTTATTAACATCATAATTACATAATTCTTCTTTTATGACGCTGTTTGGTAAGGGTGGAGTATATCGTGGCTCACTATCTCTCAATTTACCATTTACTTTAAATCTAATTTTGTCTTTTTCTTCACCATATAACCCTTCAACATCTCGTTTTTCTACAACAACATTTTTGGTTTCTTTCAAAAACTTATGCTTGTGATGGAGTGCAATATTTTCAGTATATACTTTTGGTAATTTCCTATAAAAAATATATACCATTTCGTGCTTCTTCATAGGCATTTTTTTCGCATTCAAAAACCCACAAGGAGCAGATTTAACCCATACAAGATCATACCTAAAACATTTAGGATTACTATTTATAAGACTATTACCAAATTTCACGCTACATGTAAAAGCCATAACTGCTTCTTGTTTGCATACTCTATTTGCTTGTTTCCAAAATAAATCTAAATCAATAAGACAATCCCACTTACAAGATGTTTGACCATAAGGTAAATCTGCAAATAAAAAGTCAATCGAATTATCAGACAAATCTTTCATTTCTTCTAAACAATCGCCGTTAATTAAAGTCATATATATTTATACAATATTTAAATCTATTCCTGTATAACTACGATTTAATTTTAAACATCTGACGCCCGTTCTCGCATCATAACAGGTAATATCTAAAACTTCGCTATTTTCATTTGAATATGTTTTTAATATAAAATCTATTAATTCTGTTGGTCTTGTTCCCGCATTTTTGTCTTTTTTTTTGGATTTATCTATTTTAAATTCTAAAAAATCATCGGGAAATCTTCCGTAGTGTCCTCCTTCTGATGTTTCTACATTTTTTTCTGTTTCACATTTACCCCAGTATTCGTTCTCACCACCATATTTAACATTTCGTTTTTTATGAAATTCATTCCCGACCATTTGCGGGTTATAGATTCCTCGTTTTTTATAAAAAACACATATATCCTCACATGATCTTAATGGTTGGTATTTTGCTACTAAAAAATTTGTTGAGTTGTTTTTTTTCCATACATATTTGTATTTAAAATGCTTTATTTGAGATGATGCTAATTGTATTGTAAATCGTTGAGTTGAATGCAATACCACGACGCCATTTGGTTTTAATACTCTCCATATATCGTCCCATAATTCGTCCCAGTTTAAAACCTTATCCCATTTAGCACCAGTTAAAGAATTAAATGGCGGATCTGTATATAAAAGGTCATATTTATTAGATGGTAATGTTTTTATGACTTCATGAATATCTCCTTCAATTAGATTCATATAAATATATCTGATATTATATATATATAGAATGAATTATACTAAATGCACCGGAACACCATTAGCACTAGAATACAACGAAAATTATTTATATAATACTAAATTGGCTTGTTATTGCCCGTATTGTTGTATGGTTACTAAACGAGAACCTACACCATATAAAATTGTAAAGACTGATAATGGATTTATAGAAATATATGATGAGTCATATTACGAAGAAAAAGACAAAAAGTATGAAGAAATAAAGAAATCAGATAATCCATATGATCCGTGGTCGAGTACCCATTGCAAGCCACATGAAGTATATTTTTATACAAACCCTTCAATATCTTCACATGTAGAAGACGAAGAATTAGAAATATAATTACATTTGTATTTAGTAGCACTATATTCACGAACTTCTACAAACAATTCGTATTTTTGAATCAATGTTAAAATCTCTTTTCGTGTAATTTTATAAAATAATACTCCTACTAAATCATCTTCACTATACATTAAATTTCTCCAATGTGTATATTTGTTAAGTATATCTCTCCCGCCATATATTTTATCTTTTTCAAAATAAATATTTTTAAACTTACTCATAATATATTCTTCAATATTTATTTTGAAATCTTTGCAATCCATAGTCATATATATAATGCAATATATCTTTATATTATTAAAAAAAAGACAAATCAGAAAAAGAACATTTGTAATTAGAAATGTAAATTACAAATATTCTGTAAAATATTCAATTATTTATTCTATTTTCAGAAATACAGAAAAATAAAAAGTAACTTTCTGAATTTTGAATGAAGTTTAGAGTATGGAGTATGAAATAAAAAGTGTAAAGTGTAATTATCTATTTTAAAGAAATACATAAAAATACTCCTCTATTTCCTTTTATCATTTTTAATTTATCATAACTAACACCATAACCTATAAGTATATCATTTAAATCTCTTATATCTTTCTTACTTTTATAATCTAAATCCAATAAATCACATACAACCTTTTTAGATAAATAGTCATTATTATCATTTGTAAATCTAAAATGCTTTTTTAATTTTCTTATAAATAATTCTTTACCAATTTGTTTTTTATGTTCTTTTGTCTTTTCTTGTATTTTTATTAGTCTATCTTTTTCATTAATAATATCTTCTATATCAAAAAATTTGTCAGTATATTCAAACTTTTCAATATATCCTTTATTGCAGATAATTTCTTCTATATCTATTTCATGATCTTCTCTATGTCTATCAACATAAGGAGTAAAATAACCACCATTATTATTAATAATACAATGATATAACCAATGATGAAAATTGTTAAATTTATAAGGATTAGAAACTTTTAGATCATAATTTTTTACCTGTAATCTTACCTTACTATTTAAAACATTAATTATCATTTTTTCAAAATCTCTATAATTACCTACACCTTCAATATCTTGGAAACATGCAAATAAATTACCTTTTTCTTTACAACTAAATATGTATAAAAAACTACCATAAGAGCGTTCTAAATTTTTAAAATAATATAATAATTTATCAATAGCAACATCACTCTTTTTATGTAAGCAATGAAAATCAACAATATAGGTAGAATATTCATAATCTTCATTTAAAATATCTTCAATTGATTTCATGATTTTCTATATATATATCCTAAATATTTTATTTAAATCATTTTTCTCTAAATAAAATATTCCTAAATAAAAATGAAGTTTCCCTTAATATCCATACAAAATCTTTTAAACCGAATTTCTAAAATTTCTTGCTCTATTTCTCGTCTTAATCTTATCGCATCAAACATCCATCTAAGTTTGTTCTCCTCGTGGAATGCATCTTCGCCTTCATACCAGTCAGATAAAAACTCAATCTCTTCTAAATATGGATATGATGGACGCTGATACATTATTATATTATTTTGGATCTGTTGCTCTAAAAAAGACAAATTCATATATAATTACTATATATTTATTTATTCAACAAACGCCTTAGCAACGCCAGCAGGGTTTCTCTCAACGGCAGCCTTCACACCACGACCGACCTGTTTTCCTGCCCTTTTAACAGCCTTACCTCCTTTGTAAGCTTGTTTTCCTGCTTGAATAGAACTTTTAGCAGCCTTTCCCGCAAATTTACCAGCAGCATCAATATCACCTTTACGAGCAGCCTTTTTTGCTTTTTTCGCCTGTCGTTTCGCACGGAGAGCCTTATGACCCGCACGACCGCCATGAGTTACAGCCTTCTCAACATTTCTCAGAAAATTAACCATTATTATAAAATATGTAAAGAAAATTACGAATCTTTGTTTTCATTTTTGTCTTCTTCTTCAAAAACCAATTGATTATAATTTCTAAAAAACAAAAACTCGTTTCCTTTTCTCAACGATGTATCAATCAACATAAAATCATGTCTGTGTTTCTCACCTTTTTTAAATATAGCACTCATTACCTCGTCAGCCTGTTTTTTCGGCATAAGCATATATTCTTCTTGTATTGCATTTATTTCTTTCATGGTTTTAGGTTTGAATAAAAATATCATATTAGCATTACTTCGCAGACTTGGTGCTAAATCTGTAATTTTATGTCCTACAATCCATATAGAGAGATTTTTATGACGACGATTTTTAACAATCTGATTCAATACCTTCTCATTTTCTCTTGTTCTTAATTGAGATGATACATCGTCTAAAATCAATAATGTATGTTCGTTTTCTTCCACAGCATCTTCGGTAATTTCTTCAACCATATCAAATACTTCTTCATTTAATTCTGTAAATTTTTGATCGTCGGGTATTTTCTCAATAATCTTATCATCTATGGTATGAGCGGAAGGACTAACAAATATAATTTTATTAAACATCTTTCTATAAGATAATTTGCTTTTTTTGTCTTTTGTTTTCCGATTAGACTTCAAAAGATTTACTAATAAATTTGTTTTACCGCTTCCTGATGCACCACTGATAATATAAAAATGGCTTGTATTCATAAGAGGGTAAGCAATACCCGCACCCTTTTTATCTTTAATACATTTATCACACGCCATTTCAATTTTCGTAACATGTAAATCTGAATTTTCTAATTCTGTAATTTTCATTTAATATATGTCTATATTTTAAGCCCACATCATTGTTGGTATTTGCGGTTTTTGCGGTGCTGGTTGTGGCGTAGGGGGGGGCGTTGGTGCTTGTGGTTTTGCTCTCTTTGTATATTTCCTTTTAGGTTTTTCTGCTTTTGGTATGCTCTGCTTTTCTTTTTGACTTTCCATAAACGCTTTTAATTGTTTAGCGGTGATTGGTTTATCATCAGCATCTTCTATTGGTTCAGGTTCAGCTATTTTTACTTTTTTGTCTTTTTTTACAGGTTCAGCAACATTCTTACTTTTTTTTTCACAGGATATACGATGCATACGAATACCACCTTTACTAAATTCTTTACCACATATATCACATTCAACTTTATTATTTGTCTTTTTTTCTTTACTTTGTTTGGTTAATTTAGAAGGAGGAGGAACAGAGGCTTCTATTTCTTCTTCACTCGACGAATCTTCACTATCTTCAATTTCAACCAATATTTCTTTCTCACTCAATTTTTCAACAGGTATTTTCTTCGTAATTTTTTTAGGCATTATATATATAGAATGGATATAAAAAATTTACCTAAAACCGAAAAGGATTTTAAACTATTGAGTGATATATGTATGAGTGTTGCAAATGAAACGATACATGATACAGATAAAGACTGGACGCAAGAAGATATTAACTTATTTGTATCTCAATTTAACACAGCTTACGAAGAAGACCCGATTATAGATATGAATAAGTTAGATCCTAATTTTATCCCTTACGAAGAATTTGCCGAAAAATATTCGGGATTTGATGAATCAGTAATTCAAATGCTTTGGGAATGTGAAAATAAAAAATTGGAAGACGCACGAATACCACCTTTAAGAATCAAAAAACAATCTATTAAATTAATTGATAATTTATCTAACCTTACATATATAGAAGATGGCGAGGCAGAAAGTATCTCAAAAACAACAAGTCCAACAAATAGTAAAAGTAGTAGTGGGGGAACTACCGAAGAAAAAGAGAAAAAAGAAAAGAAAGACGGGGAAGAAGAAGTCAGCGTTTAAACTTAAATCTCAACCTGAACCATACCAAATACCTTTACATTATCCGCCGTTTCCTGCGACAATACCAAGACATAAAGAAGATAATAGTATCCGCGTTGCGGACATGTTGAGAAACTATATTGGAGTTCAGAAAAAAGAACTAAATAGATTACGAGGCGATCTTACCGCATATCGTCAAGAAGCACAGACAGCATTTAGACAAAATGTTGCGTATCCTCGTGATAGTGTAGATTTGGGGCGAGTGAGTGATCCAAGCGAAGATTTTACAGAAGAAGTAAGAAGTGATATTACAGAAGCGAGTGTATATAATCCACCAGCACCGCCCGATGCTCCGTCTGTTGTTTTACCATTACAACCACAACCAATATCAAGAACACCTCCCGCAAGTATAGATGTTTTAATGGAAGTTGAAGAATTTGGAGCAGAGCCACCACCAGCACCAATACCATTATTACCTATGGTGGCGACACCTTTACCACCACCACCAGCAACACCAATAACTATAAATCCAATAGAAAGACCAAAAACAAATATACCATCTATGCCTTTATCATTACCATTTATGGAAGAAGATATACCGAGAGTTGAAGCACCGCCATTACCATTACCATTTATGCAAGAAGAACTCCCGAAAGCAAAATTAGCAGATGTAGATTCACCAATAGAAACAATTGCGGAAACTCCATTCGATTTGAAAGCAACAGAATTAACTTCTTTAACAGAAAATTTAGATATAAGAAAACCTGAAAAAAGACAACCAGCATCACCTATGACTTTTGCTGAATTATATTTTCAAACAGGTGCGGCAGAAGAAGCAGAAAAAAAACCAGCAGAAGAACCACCAACTCCCCCTCTTGAATTTAGACAAGAATTTGAAAGACCTGAACCACCAGCAAGACGAGGAAGAGGCGGGAGAAGAGCAGGAGCAGGAAGACCCCGTGGAGATTTTAAATCTAATACAGAATTAAGAAGAATATTAAAAAATGAATATGGTATTGTAGGGACAAGTAAATTAGCAACAGAAGCATTAAGAGATGAGATAATTGCTGCGAGTGGTAATCGTGACATTATTTATAAAGATTAATAAAAAATAATAATAAAATATATATGGTAAGTAAATTGTTTATTATTATTTTATATAGAGATTTTGCACGAGAAAAAATTAGTTATGTCGGGTTATTCCCAAATAAGCAAGAAATATTAAATCGTATTCCTATTTTGTCTTATAATGATCTAATCTATAAAGAGAAAAAGTATAAAACACCAAAAGCTCTTTTTACATGCTTAGAAGTGCCGATGGAGAAAAAACATTTTTTTAATACATACCATTTAACAGACGATATGAGACTTACTCGATAGAAACTTCCTGTTTAACATCTTGATTCTGACTAATAACATTTGTAGGATTTTTAACATTAGTAATATCATACTCGGCAAGTAAAGTCCCGATAGATGTTCCTCTGTTATTTGCAACACGGCGGAGAGAATCATATGATCCTTCTTCATCAATATGCTTTAATACAATTTTCATGATCTCACCTTCTCTTAATCCAAGTAGCATGTATCGTCTAAAATAAGAACCAATAGCACCAACAGCAATAGGCGTTCCTTTTTTTGTTGCAAATAAAGCAACTTTGTCTTTATCTCCAAGAAGAGTCTTAATTGTATCAACAAACTTTTTAACGCTGATAATATTTCGTTTCTGTCCGTGTGATTTATAAGTCTTATATTTATTTCTTATAAAAATTGCCTTACCATCTTTGATGTAAATATGATTTCGTTCTTTATCAAGGTCATCTTCATTCTCAACGGATTTATGTATATCTATATATGCAATATCCATGTTTCTCGTATTGACCTTCAAAAATATAAAATTGATTAAATATTTAAGTGGATCAGTTTCTTTTTTGATTGCGTCGTTTAACTCTTTGTAAGTAGGAAGTTCTTTTTTTAGTTCTCCGTTTTTTGCTATTTGATGGTCTCGTTTTTCGTTACGGATTTGTTTATCGAGTTCATTAATTTTGTCTTTATTTGATTCAGAATTAAATAATTTTTTTACGACAACAAACATGCTGTATTTCGTATTAGGATTTTCAACTTTATTTAATTTCTCTATTATATTATCAATATCTAATTTTTTGACTGGTTTGCGTTTGTCTTTTAATTCTAAAACAACTCTCAATCTTTTATACGAATTCTCGTAAGTCTTGGCGGTGCTTGGTTTTAAGTTCTCGGTAATAGTTTTAAGTTCCTTTTCCATTATATATATATAACAATATTTTATTTTTTCTTTAAATCAATTTATTTATTTTCCTAAATAAAAGACAAAAATAAAATGTTGTTATATTATTTTCCCTATTTTTCGCTAATTTTCGCCAATTTTCGTCAATTTTCGCCAATTTGATAAAATATAATGATGTTTTAATCATAAACTTTAAAGTTTATGATTAAAACATCATTATATTTTTTCTTTTCGGGGGTTTTTCGTCATTTTTTTATCATTTTTCGCTAATTTTCGCCTAAATATATATATGGAGTTATTCTTTTAAGTATTTTATCTTATAATAAATTATTATTTACGCTTTTTTCACGAGTTCCGAATCATGACCCCGCCCAGTCGGATATGACTTATATATATATAAGATGAATAATAAAAAAATAACAACTCATAAACTTCTGTATCGAGTACTAAAAGACAAATTACCTCGTGATATTACATACTACATCAGTAAGTTTGTTGGAAAATACATGATTGTAAAAATACCGAAAAGATGGATTCGTTTAAAACTCCCTCGTGAAAAAAGATTAATCAGAGTTTTTTATTAAACACCACTCTCAACAAGGTCAGTGGTGCTTATCAGTTCTATTTCTAATCTGCCGTATAAGTGAATGTTATTATCATTTTCAGTGTCATTATAATTCCGTGCGTCGCTTCCTTCACCCAACATAGTTCTTACTCTTATATTCTGTCCGCTGTCTAATTCATAATAATCGCTGTAAGATTGACTGCCTCCAAAACCATAATCGTCGTGCCGAATATATGTCAAACCAAATCTTCCGCTGTTTGCTTGATTACGCCAATTTCCAGTATTATTATTTATAGAAACATAAGTTCCTACCACAACACGATTATCATATGATATATTTTCTACTTGAACGGAAACACTTATTTTGTATGTTCCGCTCGTATTTAGAGTTATAACTCCATTACTCTCACTACAAAAACTTGCACCAATTCTATATTTATTCTGCGCGAAGTCAAACCACGCCCCATTTCCCCACAATCCGCCATCCGCTTCATATTTCCGCATATTTATAATCGCTATTCTTTTGTTAGGATTACCGCCAACTGATAAATTACCATTTACAGTTAAATTACTATTACTTAATTCCATACCAGTTGTCCCCCCACCTGCCGTCGTTGAACCATAGATAAATCTATGATTTACATTAGAGTGATAAGTTAGAGTATTTGAGTTTATACCAAAACCATAATCACCAGTAGAACCATCATATAATAGAATGCGGTTAATATCATCATTTACAGGGGTATTATCACATACCAATAATCCAGTAAGGTTTAAATCACCGCCTACATTTGTATCACCAGTAAAATTAGTATTTCCAGTAACTTGTAATTTATAATCATCTTGAAAAGTAGAACCAAAATGAAATCGCCCATTTTCATTCATCATCATCGCCTCTGTTCGTGTTGAACCATTCGCAAAATTGTAAATACCTAAACCGCCAATATTACTACCAGCATTCGTCACCACCCCCGCTATTTCTGCTAAATCGTTAGTAGAACCACTCAAAGTATTTTCCAATCGTAATTGTGCTTGTCTGTTGGTGGTAGTATTCCTTTCGCCTCTTATTGTAATCGCCGCATCATTACCACTTGTTACGGTTTTTACTATCAATTGTGCTGTTGTATCATCTTCAATAACTACTCGCTGTGGTATTTGTATATTTGCGGAAGTGTTGGAAAAATCTACTGATATTTCATTATTACTTATTGCTAATCCTCCGCCCGATAATGCTGATATTGGATCTTGCTTTCCTTCTATTGCAGTTCTTACATTTGATACACCGTCTATTTGTAATGTCCCACCAATTATAGCATCACCCGTAAAATTGGTATTTCCAGTAACTTGTAATTTATAAGTATCTTGGAAACTATTTCCCATGTGAAATCGTCCGTTATAATTCATCGTCATCGCTGTTCCTCGTGTTGAACCATCAGCAAAATTATAAAATTGTAATCCACCAATATTAGTTGTTGAGTTTTGAACTACTCCCGAAATCTCGCCCAGATTCGCAGTTGAACCACTTGCCCCATCATTTTCATCGTAATTTTGAAATCTCAATTGTGCTTGACGAGATGTGGTGCTTCCATTCCTTCTCCCTATTATTTTGACTATTGCATCTTGTCCCGTGCTACTTGATGGCTGAACTACTAAATGTCCGTCTGTGGTATCTGTTGAAATAACTACTCGCTGTGGTATAGCAAAATCATCATTCGTATTTGTTAGATCTATACTGAATTCGTTACTCGCATTTACCGCTAATCCTCCGTTTGCTTCTGCTGTATATGTTCCACCACCAGTCGCATTATCTAATGCTGTCCTTACATTTGCATATCCATCAATAGATAAAACACCTCCAATATCTACATTACCATTTACTTTTAAATCATAACTGCTGTCCGGTGTGGTTTTAATTCCAACAATACTATCAATTTGAGTTCCTGCTCCAAAATCAGCATTATAATTTAATCTTAAAATACTTGTCGCTTTTGATGCTGTGCCTGTATTGGTATGAACTAATGCTCGTCCGTCACTTTGTGGATCTCCATTAGGATCTACACCACCTCGCGTGGTATTATACATTTTAAAATCTGTGCCTCCGCTTTGAAAATTACCTGTAATAATAAAATTACCAGTTCGAGTTCCCGACAAACTTATTTCATTAGAACCATTAATATTTATACCATCACCAGCAGAGAGAGTATCTTGCTTAGATGATAATTCACTATTTAATAAATTACCAGTTACTAATCCAAAATCAGATGCAGAAGCAGATGTCGCCAATATTACAGATATTTCATCATTAATATCAATTCCGCTTCCTGTATCGTCTATTGATAATTGTAGTGAAGAACCATTTGTAAGTTTGGCGTTATAATTGTCTATTAAATATTGATACAGACCTCCACTTGTAACAACATCATTGCTTCCTAATGTCGGTGAAGTATCTGTTGCAACATACAATAAATAAGGAGAATTAGTTGTATCTTTTTTTAGTGGATTGAACTCACTAACAACAAAAGCATCTTCTTTTCCTGCTATTTCTGTCGCTACATTTGAAACACCATTAATAGCTAAATCGCCTGTTATGGTTGTATCTCCGTCTATTTGTGTCCCAGCCCCAAAATCTTCAAGATAATTTATTCGTAATGTGCTTGATGCTTTTGTCCCTGAACCAGTATGAACGAATACTCGCCCGTTACTTGTCGGATTACCTTCGCCATCTACTCCGCCTCTTGTAGGATTCCATAATTTAAATTCTATACCTTCACTTTCAAACTCACCCGTAATTCTAAAATCACCTGTTCGTGTGCCGTCTAAGGATATTTCACTATCTTCGGTAAGATTAATTCCATCTCCCGCTGTTAAATTATCCTGTTTATTAGTCTGTAAATCAGAAATATTGCTTGTTGCTGTTTGTAGTTCTGTATTTGTTAAATTGGTAATTGTAGCATTCGTAACTTTTAATGTATCTATTTTAATATCATCAATATTATTACTATTTGTTACATTTTTGTCGTTAAAGGTATTTTGATTGAATAATGTTTTAGACATTCTATATAATATTTCTATATATTATATGGAAGACTATACTAAATATACTTTGGAAGGTGCATGTTCTTTATTCATAACTATTGTTGCTTATAAAATTTATAAAATGAGATGTAATACCAGTTCTAAATGTTGCGGTGATCGTTTTGAATCAGATTTACATAATGACGGGACGGGTAATAATAATATAAATAATATTGCACTTTAAGGTTCTACTTTTTTTTCTTCTTCTTCGCTCGTCATCTGTAAAATAGTTTCTCCCGATAAAGGGTCTCTTTTACAATCTATAAGACCCCAGCATAATATTATATTTTTACATCGTGATTGTTCTGCCGTCCTACAAAATTGAATAACAAATCCAATTATTAAACTCACTAATGCTAATAATCCTGTTTCTGTAAGTGTTATTTTCATATATATTTACTTTTTATTTTTTTTCTTTTTTTTAATCGCCCCGCTGTGAAAATGTCCTATTGCGTGTGCGTATAATCCTTTTTCTGTAAATCTTTTTGCTTGTCCTAATAGTGTTGATTTTTCTACTATATTTTGAAATATACTTTTTCCTTTATCCGGATCATGTTTTATAGAATGAGTCTTTACTTTTCCAAAAGGGACATTTGTTTTAAATCCCATACTTACCGGATCGTTTTTAATACGATGATGCGTAACTTTATCTTCTAATTCTTTCTTATATTTTTTACTAACTTTTATATCATTATCAAAAACCGGATGTGCTGCTGCGTTAAAGGTCATCGCACTTGTTAATTTTTTTCTTACTTTATTAGAGTTCGCTATTGTATGCTGAGCCGTCGCTCCACCTAAACTATGTGAGGTCATATGTAATTGTTCGGGATCTAATGCTTTGATAATATCATTTGTTTTTCGTTTCCTTCTTTTAAATGTTAGTTCATGTCCTCCAAGCCCAATTGCAAATGCTAAATCATTTTGTATATCTTTCATACCTCGCCTTCCATCTACCTTTGTTCCTCTATGTGCTATTACAACATTTTTAGGATTATCTTTATGCTGATATGTGGTAATCTCGGAGTTGCTATATTTTGGATTAACTACATATCCAGTATCAGTCGCTATATTTTGCGTGTTCTCCAATCTTTTGTCTTTTTTTACTCCTTTCTCTCCCATTTGATAAGAAGCCTGTGCTAATTTCGCCATATCTTCCATTGATGGATTTTCCATATTATATACAATAAACTAATATAATATGAAAATTAGAATGTTAATTTAGACTGCAATCGACCATGTAAGACTGTTGAGGTCAAGCATACAGAGAATAGTGTGTTCGCCATAAACATTAACAACATGAGCCGCAGTTACACCATTATCGTAATTGAATTGAGCCTGAACCACTTGTCCGATAGTATTAACACCAGCAACAAGACCCATACCACTCTCTCCACCAGCAACGCGCTGACTTTCGAGGTCGAGATCCACGAGGTAATGTCCTGTTGAGCCAGTTACACCAGCACCGCCCGTTGGCTCATTGGCGTTGAAACCAGCACCCAAATTAACCGATGATTGATGACCCCAGCTTGTTAAAGCCCTCTGTGATATAAGAGCCTCCGCAAGAGTTTCCGAGCCACTACCATCTTCCTTCAAGTCAATTTGCGGGTATTTAACACCACCAACACTTACCGAAAATCGCTCTAAACCAGCATGACTTCTATTACCGATATAAGCAGCAGTCGCCGTTACTGCTTGTAGTTGCTGTAATACAATCACACGATTAAGAGAACTCATGGAGAAACCAAGAGTCGCCGATAAAGCAGATTCACCAGCAGCAATAGACGACTGATGATGTTGGTAAGACGGACAGGCAATCTTGAACGAACCACCCGAAGCAGCCGCCACCTGAGCCATAACATCTGAACCGAGTTCAAGATTGTATTGAACCAATTTAACATCAGTGATGGTAATATCACTATCAACAATCGCAGCATTTTCGCAAACTAACGAACGGGCTGCGGTGTCAAGTTCAAGACGGATACGGATACGATCCCTGCCGATAAGAGGCCAGTATTTATTCGCCATAAACGGAGTAAGAACAAGCGGGAAGCAAACTTTCAAACTTGCACCTTCACCAAGAGTAGCACCCTTAGCATCATTGGAAGCACCAAAAAGAACTTCACCAGCATTAATTCTGAATTGTTCGGCAGTATCTAAATCAAACATAGCCATGTAAAGAGAGTTCCAGTTGTCGCACGAAAAAAGAGTCTGTCCTCCAAGTTCAATTACAATGCGTTTAATACAGGCAGGGAAACCACCGCCTTCAAAATTTACATCGTAAGTATCGTCAGTGTTATTTACAACAAGGGACACATACGACGATTGAGCGTCCCAAAAAGTATTGTTAAGGTTGGAAGGGAGGTCAAAAATTATAGTATTATTCATTTGAAAACTTGATCCATTCGAAGGCACTACTTCATTTCGCAAAGCACGGGAAGAAGTCGCCCTCGGAGGAACATTAGCAAAATTGAGTTTCGATGTTGTCGCAGCCATTATATATACTAAATAAAGATAAAAATATTTTCTATTTTTATTTTTATTTTTAAAATGTGTTGTAGTCAGATTGTTCGTTCATGGCTTTTACTGCTTCTTTTGATAAATACTCAAATTTGAATGTTAAATAACCTGTATTTAAATCTAATGGTGATTGATCTTCTAACATACAATTTATCCTTAATTGAGATGGACGAGCAGGTATTAAATATTTTACATCATTTTTATTGAATGTATGGTGGAAACGGGTATTACCTTGTTCTGCTGTAATAGTAAAATTTCCTATTATTGCTTGTGATGCGCTATTATTTAAAACATTAGATAATGAGATCATAATTGGTAATTCTTGACTATCTACATCTACACTTGCGTCCGCTAAACTTACTAAACAATATTGTCCTTTTGCATTCGATAAATATGTTGATGCAGGAAGGTTAAAAACGCTTACACCCGACCCTGTATTTACGACATCATTATTAGTTGGAAAAATTGTAACATAATCCGCTATTGGATATACACTCATTATAATTTAGACAAATATTTAAAATTTTTGAGGTTCAGGAAAAGTAATATAATCTGTTTGTTCTTTTGTTTCTGAAACAGAGTTTCTTGTTATATATTCAAATTTTAAAGTTACATATCCATCGGCGGGGAGTGTTGTAACACCATCTTGTTTAGTAAAAAATAATTTTATTTGTGCCGGTTGAGGTGTCGTTAAATATGAAACTTTATTAGGGATAAACTCATGAAAATACTCACCATTCGCAGCACCAGTAATACAAGAAAAATTACCTATTACGGGCTTATAACTCGTGCTGTCTGTAACAACACCATGATTATAAACATTGTCGTAACATACTAAAATATTTTCATTATCATTTACAGTTCTAATCGCACCATCAACCATACTTACAGAACAATAATCACCTCGTTGATTACTCATAAATGCAGAAGGAGGTATATCATATGTTCTACTTCCATCACCAACTTTACCTGTTCCATCGGTAAAATATAGAGTAATATAATCACATATCGGACTAACACTTGCACTCGAATAACTCATTATATATAATATTCATACATAATAAATTAATAAAATTACATTTTCTCTAATCCTTCACCAAGAGCAGAGGCACTTGCACCAAGAGCCATCATGGTCGGTTGTCCTGACATAGTCCCAGCAATAGTCGCAAGTTTCCCACCAGTTTTAAGACCAAATAATCCAGCCTTAGCAACTTTCTTACCGAACCTCGCAAGTTTCTTATTTTTCATACCAAAGATCATAGTTGTTATATATTTAATCTACATTTTTTTCTTCTTTATTTTCCAATTTTGTTTCATATTGTCTTTTTATTTGTTGTAGCATACTCTCTCTTACTGATGATTCTCGTTGTTTTACATAATGTATTGTAAAAGTCATATTAAAATCTGCTCCATTCAGATCTATTAAATTACCTTCTTGGTCACTCAACTCAATATCTAAATGAGATACATTATTCTCATTTATCATATAATAAAGCACTTCGGGAGGCACATAGAATATATAGCCACCATAATTAGTGTTATTTACTATTGATGCTACAATATTACTTGTTTTCCCTCTGCTGTCTAAATTATTCATCGTGAGATTTCTTAATCTTATATAGATGTTGGTTATTCCACCAAGATCACATACATCAGTCGCCGTATATGATGATACTGACGATGTAGGTAATTGACCCCGTAATCCGAGTTGTCGTTCCATCGTAGTTCCATTAAATATATATGAACCTGTAAATGTAAAAGAAAATACATTATTTTCGGGATCAAAAGAACATGCACTTACTTCGGAAACTGTATCTTGTATTTTTGTTGCTAAACTATCCGCCGAATAATTACCATTTGGTATTGTTGTCGGCACGCTATTAATAGTAATAGTATTATTATTGTCTGTTATATTATACATGGTATTCGGCATGGTTAAATTTGTAAGTCCAATTAACAGTCTATATCCTGCGGGTGCTGTAATTGACTCTTGTAAATAAAATATTTTTTCTGCTGATGATATACTTATTACAGCATCATTCGAATGCAAAAAAATAGATTGAGAACTCATTTCAGTATCATTAAGATGATGACTCGGCATTATATATTACATAAATATTTTATAATACTTGCTCTAAATTTTGAGGATTAAAATACTTATTGCTATTATCAAAAGTATATTGATACGGGTTATTAAATTTGGGGTGGAAGCCAAATTCATTTTGTTCGGGGTATTCTTTCGGTCTGAGTCCTTTTGTATTGAATGGTTCTAATGTGGGGTCATATGCTTGGGGCAATACGCTCTCCAAATATAATTGTTCGCTTTCTCCGTCCGCTTCAT